AAGACTGACCAGCAATAGTACGGGCAGTTTCTAAAGCAGTAGCTGTGTCTGCATTACCTGTAAGATCACCAGTTACATTACCTTCAATGTTAGCTACAAGCGTACCTGTAGTGATTGACAAATCACCTGTTGACGTACCCGTAAATGTACCTGTACCTACAGTAAACTTATCTGCACTTTCATCAAAACCAATGAATGCGTTAGCGTCACTACCACGTTCAATTACAATACCTGAGTCACCTGTAGCTGAACCTGTACGTCCGTTGCCTAACTCAATAAGCTGATCATCTACAGACAAGTTATTTGAGTTAACTGTCGTAGTTGTACCGTCTACCTGCAAGTCACCAGATACAGTTAGGTTTTGAGATAACGTTACGTTACCGTTAGAAGCAATAGCAATAGCATCTGTATCACTAGCTGAACCAATATTACCACCATCACTGATAATTACATTACCGCCCGTGATGTTACCTGTGGTTGTTATAGTGCTAGAGCCTGTATCAATTGAACCAAAGCCAGACGTAATAGAACCTGAATTAAGTGCACCTACAGTTGTTGCTGCAGTTGTGACAAGATTAGGCATAGCTGTAATCTCATCATCAAAGTACGCAGCAAGATCAGTAACGGCTACTTGCACCATTGTGCCATTGTCGTTCATAACAACACGATCTGCATCCGCTACAGTTGTAGATGTTGCAGAATTATCACCGTCTAAAATGTTTATCTCAGTAGTAGTTACAGTAGCGCCATCTAATTTGTTTAACTCTGCTGCGCTAGATGTTACAAGAGTACCAGCAAGTTTAAGGCCATTAGAACCGTCATGGGATGCTACATCAAAGTCATAAGCACCATCAGCAAATGTAGTATTACCTGTGATAGTTATTGAAGAACCATCTGCAGTAATACTGTCTAGTGCAATGTTACCAACGTTAGTAATGTTGTTGTCACCGAAAGAAGTAGCAGGTAACACAGTAGTACCAGTTGCTGTAAAGTCAGCAACAGTTGTAGCACCTGTTACATCTAGAGTGCCAGCGATTGCAGTATTACCAGAAGTATCTGCAACAGTAAATTTATTTGTATCTAACGTTAAACCACCGTTAAGTGCAGTTGCACCTGAGACAGTTAGGGAAGCTAAAGTTGTAGCACCTGAGGAATTAATAGTACTAAAGCTACCTGCGACTGCTGTACTACCCCCAATAACTGTATTATCAATTGTACCTGCGCTTATTGTTGCAGTGTCAGCTATAAGTGCGTCAATGTTAGCTGTACCATCAATATACAAGTTGCGCCACTCAGAGCCTACAGCACCTAAGTCATGCGTATTGTCAGCAGAAGGAAGCATAGCAGAAGCAATGTCTGCAGTAAATGTAACGGTGTCAGATGCAGCATTACCAAGAGTAGTATTACCGTTTACTGAAAAGTTTGATGTGATGGTAGCAGATTCGTGGACTGCTAGTGTATCAATGTAAGCAGTACCATCTAAGTACAGATCTTTAAACTCTAATGAAGATGTACCTAAGTCGATGTCGTTATCTGTGACAGGAACAATAACACCATCTTGTATGCGTATCTGCTCAACAGCAGCAGCGCTTACCTCTACGAATACACCTACACGATTGTTTGTTGTATCAATTACTACTTTATTGAGAGCATCCAAGTCTGCAATAAGAGGAACATACTCACCTTCACCTGAAGTACCATCGTGTTTATGACCACCAGATGCAGCAAAAGCATCACGGAGTGCGTTATACTCTGCGTTAATTGGGGCCGCACGAACTGTAGCGGTGGGGATGATGTCTGCTGTAGATTGTCTTACATAACCTGCCACGGTTTATCTCCTGTCTCCCAAGCCATATGTCATAGAAATAGCTTGTATTGTATGGCTTGCATTTTGATTGTCTGTAACGTAACTAATAGAAACAGACTTACCAGAACCAGATACATTAGTTAAAGCTTTAGGTGACGGGTTACCATCATATATATCACCTGAGCCGTAGATAGCTGTACCATAAATAGCTGCTGCACCTTCGGTAGAGAAACTATAAGTAGTAGGGTTTAAAGAATACACATCGTCATAGTCATAGTATAAACCTACAAAGACTTCTGTGTTACCCTCTGATTTTAGATACGTATCTATCTTATAAACGATCTTACGTACTTCTGGGTCTTCCATATAAAAGTAAGGTGTTTGGTATAAACTAAATATGTTACTGCCTTCAAAGCTAGTACCACGTTCCTGTCTGTGTACTTTACCTGAACCATCTCCATGTATTACGTGCTCAAACTGACCAACGTAACCTGAAGCAACACAGTTAGCTTCAATACCAATAAGCTGACTGTATTCAAATATACTTTGTTTATTTTGTGATTTACGAATAGCGCCTATCAAAGAGAGAGAGCTATCATTCTTAAAGAAGAACCTGAATTGAGACTTCTTACGTATAACAACAATACTAATATCTACAATAGTTTCTGATAAGTAGTAGTTGTCAAAAATGTCTTGAATCTCTTTAGATACTGGTGCAAGCTCAACGTCACCAATACGATCTGTACCTGAGATAGGTCTAATACCGTCTGGTCCTAAGAAGAGTAAGTCACCACCAAATTCAACAACAGAGTCAGGTGCTACACAACCTAGATTAGCAGTAACGTTCTGCAATAAAAAGTCTGCAGAGTTTGTACCAATTAGTTTTTTAATATTATTAGCACCAAATATAAATAAACTATCTCTAAACTTTTTAATTGCTGTAATCTTAAAACCTACATTAATAACACCTGCACCGTTAGCAGGGTCAAAGTCAGTAGCATTAAGGGGAGCGCTAAAAAATAAGTTAAACGGTTCTGATGGATCACCTGCTAGAAATATATGTGATGCAAACTCTTCTGAAAACTTAGGATCTGTAGGAGCATTAGCGTGTGTGATCTGAGTATAAGTAGTACCATCATATGTAGCTGCAGGGTTAATACCGTCTGTCAAAAGTAAAACTTGTGTTGACCAGTTATAGCTTGAAAAGCGTACACGATCTACTCCTACCATAGTAGGAGAACCAGAAGCAGTTACAGCGTCCCACGATGAAGTACTATTATTCCACTTATGTAAATAGTTATTACCTGAAGTAGGTCTTCTGCAAGCAAAAATACCATCGTGTAGGTTGCCGTTTACTTCTACACCTAATACAGCGCCTGTTCCAGGTACAGTACCGTAATCGTTTTGATACCCGCTAATACGACGATAGCCCCCCGATAAGGAAGGCTCGTAGTTAATCATGCGTAAAGCACTACCACTCAAGGCGTTTGCATGTGTTAGCGGATCAACGTTAGTTATAAGACCACCACTGCAAACTGTAATATTAGTTCTTAGGTCATCCATTAACGGGGTCTTTCAATTACAGTAGACCTTAAATATATCTCATCATCAAATAGAATGCGTTTCATACTGCGTATACCAAAGTCAAACTTTTGTTGGTGCATACCAGCAGACTGTGCATTACTTCTGAACTGCATCATGTAAGCCATAGCACCATCTAAGATAACGTGGTTGAAACGCTCAGGTATTACACAAGTATCGTTGTACTCTGTTAACGTAGAAGGAATACTCCAATAGGTGTACTCTACTTCGTAGTCGGAATCTGGGATAGGTGTTACACCAAAGGCATCACCAAATGTTTGATATACATGCTCAGGTGCTGTCATACCATTTGTCTGATCACCCTCATCATCTTTAGGGCGGTGGTTTGTAGTATAATCTTCATAAGTCAAAGGCTTTAAAACACGAGGTTGATTCTCTTGTGTTGAATGCTTCTTTAAATAAAATGTTTCCCAGTCTACCGTAGAGTAGTCAGCAGGGAAACTATATTGACGTGTACCTGCAGTTAATGTCTGCGTGTACGTATTCTTTAGGAAAGGCCACTCTTGACCATTCTGGTATATCTCACGTAAGCTACTATTTACAGCATCTTTAGCTGCAGCCTGAACGTTACGCACTGTAGTAAAGCCATCACCTGCTGTATCCAGAGGGACTTCATTCAAACGTCTAAGTAATTCGTTTGTAAGCTGTACGTATGTTGACATCTGTTTTCCTAAGGTGTGCGAAAGGGGCCACCCGAAAGCAGCCCCTAAAGTTTAGTTACGCAAGTGTATCACGGTCTACTTCATTAGCAGCCGTGTCACCCATGTCTGTGCAATCCATCAAGACAGCCCATACACGGAACTTACCTGAAGTAACTGCGCCACCTGAAAGTGAAGCAATAGTTACGTCAATGTTGTCATCAGCAACAGCCATTACAGGCTGATATGCTGCAGGGTTCTGCGCTACTACTGCTGCTGCAGATGTAGCATCAAATCCATCAACAAATACATCAGCGTCAACCATACCTAAGTCTACTGTAAAAGTAGAACCATCAGTAGCAGTATCAACTTCAATACCTGCGTTCAAGACCATAGTACCTTTAGGTACAGCAATTACAGGAATGACATCAGACGCTGCAAGAGCAGAACCTTTGTCAGACAACGCTGTTGCCCAATTTAAGGTAGTTTGAACCATGTAAGGGTTACGTCCACGTTGGGAGTTGCCAGCGGCTGAACGAAGAGTATTATCACCAAGTGCCATATCTCATTCCCCCTTATAGACCAGATGTGTAGATTGCATTAACCAACGCTTCTGGACGTAGAATTTTGCGCCCGTAAAGGTGCATACCACGTACAATGTCAGCAAATGAATCTGGATCACGATAAGTCTCAGTCTTATTAATCTGCTCAGCAGTTGCTGCTGCAGAAGAATGACCAGCAACCAGCACACCGTAGTGAGCAGAACCTGTAGATGTGGTAGAGGTTGGACCGTTACCTACTTCAGGAAGGTTGTTAGACATGTAGACTTTGAAGCCGTGAATGTTGTTGAAGATCAAACCGTTCTGCAACCCTGATCCACCGAAGTCTGCATTCAGAAGACGTGAATCTTCGTCTTTAAGCAGTTCTGCGAATACCGGGTCTAGGACCAGCCATCTTCCGTTAGTGTCAACGTTTTGTTGATCCAGCTTACGTGACATCCGTGCGATAACTTGCATAGGTGTAGCGTTAGCTGTAGTAGTGTTCAATGCGTCAGCACCTGTACGGGGCTTAACTACGATTGAGTTACCTGCTGAACCACTGTTAAAGTCAGAAGCGTCAAGCTTCATATTTGCAAGTAGTTCGTCAGAACCAGCAGTTGAAACAGCTTTAGTGCCGTTTACAGTTGTGTTCGCAGCATTGGGTTTGCCGTGAATAGCTGATTGCTTGAAGCCAGCCATATAACCAAGAACATCTTGGTCAAACTGGTCAGCCAAACGATAAGCTGCACGATCACTTGCAAGGCTTTGAAAATTGACGTGACTATGACTTTCCTCAATATCGTCAACCTTAAAAGCAAAATAGTTCGCTTTGTCAACGTTTAGTGAAAATTCCTCATCGTCAAGGTCTTGTGGTGTGATAGTCGTGCCACGGGCATACGACTTCACTGTGATTTCAGGTTCTTTGATAATCTTAACGGAATCACCCATGTTAGCAATCTCTCCAAAATAATCAGAGTTAGTGATTGCTTCTACAATTGAGGCCTTGCGGAAAGCAAGTTGTACCTGTTTGCTGTAGATTACGGGGCTAAAGTTACCGTTGGGTAGATTACCATAACCTGACGCTGTTGCGAAAGCCATGATATAATCCTCCATAGATAGTTAGGCTTATTAAAGTTATAAGCATTAACATCAGGTAAGAGGCTAATCTTTTTAGGGTGCGACTCACATACACATGGCCTTGTAATATGTAAGACGGGCCTATACTTGATCAGGTAGGTCTTAACTTATTTGTCTTCGCTTAGGGGTAAAAGCATAAGCAGGGTAGCTGAAACGTCTATCAGGGCATACTTATGCTTTTGTTAACATACACAGTTATAACATATAGTTTGTGTATTGTCAATACTTAATTAACGTGCTCCACCAGAAACATCATAAATAAACTTACCGCTGCGGATAGCTTCCATGATTTCGTCTGACTTGGTTTCGTACTCTTGTGTACTCATACGTTGAACTTCAGACTCACGCAGATGTCCTGCAGGGTTGTCATTGTCTGGTTTGGTAGTACGTTTAGTTCTTACTTGAGAAGCAGCATCCTTAGAGTTCTGCCGTCTTCCTTTAGTGTCCATACCTTTATCTACTTTGAATAGATCA